TCAAGTATATAATTTTGATTTGATTGGTTTTGGCGAAGCTTTACAACTAGCAAATTACGATTCCAGTGATGAAGGAATGTATGATTGGCACATAGATATGGGTCCAGGCATTAGTCGAAAACTAAGTGTTGTTGTACAATTAACTGATCCGGATGATTATGAAGGTGGTGAATTGCAAATAATGACAAGTAGAGATATTCACACAATCAAAAAAGAAAAAGGTCTCATCACCATTTTTCCCTCCTATACTCTACACAAAGTAACTCCTGTAACCAAGGGTAGTAGACAATCATTAGTTGCATGGATTTCTGGCCCACCATTTAGATAAATTATTATGTTTCGTTATTGCACACCTAAAAACCTCAAAGATTTAAAATCTGAAACTTTTCCTGACGGCAAAAGATACTATACACTAGAAGATGGCACTCGGTTGCCATCTGTCACCACAGTGATTGGTGCACAGAAAAAACAGGCTATTATGGAATGGCGTAGGCGTGTAGGTGAGCAAGAAGCGAATCGTATATCTAAGAAAGCCACATCCCGTGGTACCAATGTACACACCTTATGTGAACGGTATTTGAATAATGAACCGCTCGGTGATATCATGCCGGACGCATTGGAGATGTTCCGATCCATTCGGCCACACTTAGATCGGATAAATAATATACATTATCAAGAAACTGCACTGTGGTCCAAGACACTTGGAATGGCAGGTCGAGTAGACTGTATTGCAGAATTTGAAGGTAAATTGTCTGTCATTGATTTCAAAACATCCAAAAAAATCAAGAACATAGAAGATATTCAAGATTATTTTTGGCAGACAACGGCATACGCAATCATGTATGAAGAACTGATTGGTCAACCAATTAATGATTTGGTTGTTATTATGGCCGTAGAAAACGGAAAACCGTTAATTTTTAAACAAAAAACAGTCGATCACATTGAAGGTTTGGTTGAGGCGATTGACTTTTACAAAAAGAGAGGAGATTAAAATGAAAAAGCTTTTAATCGCTTCGTTTGCATTTTTAACGATTGGTGTTTTATCTGGATGTGCAACAACAGGAACACAAAACTCGGAAGTTGTCGTTGTTACTCAACCTAGAGTAGTGTATGTAAATCCACATAATGCTTGGATTCATCACCATCATTGGCATTGGACTTGGACTCACCGACATGGATGGGGATGGCATCATCCTCGATATCACCATATTCAACCAATACCACCTCGTCATAATCAAGAACAACGCAAAACAATCCCTGCGCCTGTTAGTCCTGACCGAGTAGATCAACTAAAGTAAAACGGCAAAATAAATTTTTAACTGGAGTATGATTTAAAATGTATGTATACAGATGCAAAATAAACAAGGTCGTTGATGGTGATACTGTTGAAATTGATTTGGATTTGGGTTTTAATATAATCTTATCCAATCAAAAAGTTCGTATGGCAGGTATTGATACTCCAGAATCCAGAACTTCCAACGAAGAAGAAAAGCAGAGAGGACTATTATCTAAGAAAAAATTGACCGAGAAACTTCCTATTGGTAGTTGGCAAAAGATTCAGACAATGAAAGCCGATTCAAATGATGATAAGTTTGGACGCATTCTTGGTGTCTTTATTATGGAAGATGGTATGAGTTTGAATCAATGGTTAATTGATAATAATTATGCAGTTCTTTATCAAGGTGAGAACAAAGAATTGGTACAAGAAATGCACCGTTATAATAAGAAAAAGTTAATTGAACGTGGTGAATTGAAGGCTTGACACAAAAGAATTTTTAATGTATAATGTGAATATGGTTGTACGAAGCAACTAGAAATGTATTCTGGACGCGAGTTCGATTCTCGCCTGGTCCACCATAAAAGGATTATATGAACGACGAAGGAGTAAAGTGGTTGTTTGGTATAACTGTAGTTTTAGTAGTTTTTGTTATAGTCCTTTTATGATGGGCCAGTCCTGGTTTCGACAGGGTAAAGAGTATAGAAGTGGACAACTCGACACAGAGAGTCGTTAAAAGTAAATCAACTAAATGCAGCTAATGATAGCCGCTTCGCTCTAGCAGCTTAAACTGTTATGACGAATGGGGATTTGTAGATTGTTCCTTATAACCCAAACAATCTACACCTTTGTTTTGGTTGTTAGAAGGTTTACCTTTTTTAGCCATTGACATTTTAGCTAAAGTTTCTTGTGAATAAATGTTCTTTTTGCCTTTATTCCAAGGTTCAAAACCGGGAGGTCTGCCATTTTTTAAATTGTAATATTTTTTACCAAATTCAGAATCTTTAATCATACGAAGAAATCTAGCCTCTTCTTTTCTGGCAGACTTTCTATCATTAAAGGTTTTGATAATTTTTCGTTTAAAATCTTTTGATCTATATTGGTGTTCACCATTAAACCATCGTGAAGAAGAAATATAATTGTCATTGATATTTCCTTCGTGCATACCAACATAAAACATTTTTCGACATTTATCATACCAAATATATAAAAAGTATTGCATTGTAATCCTCCAAGATATACAATGTATTTAGTAAAAGCAAACTTTTAACTTTGCATTTACTTAGGGTTCGGTGGGTTCCTCGTAACAGAATACCCACCACTATGTTCAACAAACGGAGAAAAAATGAAGAAAACTCTAATCGCAACTTTACTTTCTTTATCAGCTGCTTCTAGCTTTGCAGCCAGTTATGTTTCAGTAGATGCTGAACATGTAAGTGGCCGTAATGGTGGTGCAGATAGCACAGCACAATATGTTCGTGCAGGTAAAGAAATTGGTGGTGTCCAATGGGGTATTCAAGATCGCACAGCAAGATTCGATAATGGCACAGTTATCAATAGTTTGGAACTGACCGCAGGAAAGTCTTTTGGTCTTGTACAACCTTTCGTTGGTGTGGGCCGTGACAATGGTGGACGCACCACTAAAGAGTTTAGTTATGGTTTAGTGGGTGTAACAGCAGGTGCCAAGGTTGGTCCTGGTTTCATGTTGGTGGGTGCAAAGACTCGCCTGCTCGAATCGAACGGTGACCCAAAGCAAACAGTTGTCTTTGGTACATATTCTGTTCCTGTTGCAAAGAAGGTTGCACTGAATCTCAATGTCAGCCGTAGCAGCCAAACTATCCAAGAAAACGCCGCAGGTCTAGGCGTCAAAGTAAGCTTCTAATTCTTCGGAATTAGCTTGTTGGAGGGCGGACTTGTTCCGCCCATTCACAAGGAGGTACAAATGAAAAGATACCTTTTGATTGCCGCACTGGCAATCGTGCCAAGTCTTTCATATTCTAGTTCTAATTTAGTGTACAAAGTATCCGAAGAATTTAATAAACAAGTTCTTTGTATGGCCAGAAATTTATACTATGAAGCTGGTTCTGAATCATATGAAGGTAAATTGGCAGTAGCCCAAGTTACAATGAATCGTACAAGGCATCCAAACTTTCCTAGTACAGTTTGTGATGTTGTGTATCAGAGAATTAATGGCATCTATCAATTCAGTTGGGTGGGTGAAAGCGTGAAAAGGATTACAAATAGTCGTGCATGGGAAGAAAGTATGTCAATTGCCAAAAGAGCCTTGACAGAACACAAAGTACACGATACAATATACAAATCGAAAGCAATGTATTTTCATAACACAACGGTAAACCCTGAGTGGAATCTGAGATACATTACACAGATTGGTAATCATTTATTTTATGCGAGACACAATGCCCACAAAAATTGAAATTCAAGAGTTTAGTGACAATATCATTCAACTAGCAGAAATGTCAGGTGAAGGTATCATGGACACTATCGTATCTTACTGCGAAAGAACGGGACTTGAAATTGATATTGCTTCAACATTGATTTCAAGTTCCCTTAAATCTAAAATTCGTGAAGAAGCACAAAATCTAAATCTGCTCAAGAAATCCGCAAAATTGCCTGTATGATTGAATTGGTTCAGGTGACAACTCAAGAACAAAAAGAGTTGGTAAAAAATATCATTATTAACAATCACTCTTATGTTCCTACAAATTCATCTGTTGGTCGTAGAATTGATTGGTTAATTTATTATCAAGATGATCTTTTGCCTGAATGTATTGGTATGATTGGTATTGGTTCTTCTGTATATCCACCACCGAAAGATATACTGAGACATTTAAGTGTTTCCAAAGAAGAATACAAAAATTTATTCAATTCGATTGCAAATAACTGGCGATTTTGTTTTGCGAAATCAATTAAGAATGCAGGTACACAGGTACTAAAACAATTGAGAAATAAAGCACCAGTTGCATGGAAACAAAAGTATGGTGATGATTTGAAACACATTATCACTTTTGTTGGTGCAGGTAAAAATGGTGCAGTGTATTTGGCCGATAATTGGAAAAAGATTGGTGAAACTGCTGGTTTACCGCAGCACAAATCATCTTCAATGAAATGGCATTCAGGTGAACAATTAAAAGAATTATTTGTAAAACCAACAGGTGAAAACAAAAAAATCATTTTGATTAAAGACCTCTAACATGACTTTCAACTATGAAGAAGGTAGTGGTTTCTCTGCCTTTGCTTTGTATAATGCGATTAAGCTTCATTTTTCTTCTGATTCTTACGATTATTTTCGGTATAATGGCAAAACCAATGTCAGTAAAACAAACTTTGCCACACGGAAAGACAAATATTCATTCTATAAACTTTCCAGGAAATATAACCTAGAAGAACTCAAGCAGTTCTATGTTGCCAATTTCCTAGAAGGTGATGTGAAATGGGTAGGTGACATTACAGGTCCTGAAGGTGAAGAAACCTACAGGAAATGGCAGAAAAGAATCCAGAGCTTGACATATCGCTTCGAACAGGATATAATTGCACTTCTTGATAGATGCAATACGCCTGAAGAATTGTTGAAAGTAAACGATGATTATCCTCTGTTACTTAAAACAGTTATGCAAGGTACAACATCAATTGAAACGCTGATTATACTCAATGACATTATGAATTTTCTTCCGATGTGGTCTCGGAAAATTGAAGATACAATTATTTGGCCAGACTGGAAGAAACGCATAGAGAAATATGCACCATTCCTAGATTATGACAAGGTGAAACTGAAAAACATTCTGAAAGAAAGTTTGAAAGAACATGAAGATATCTAAAATTTATGTTGACATGGATGGTGTTCTATG